TAACTTCATGTTTGTATTCCAAGCAGAACACAATATCCTTATGCACCCGTTCCATATGTTCGGTGTTGCTGGGGTATTCGGTGGATCTCTTTTCTCTGCTATGCACGGAAGTTTGGTTACTTCCTCAATCATCAAAGAAACGACAGAGGATGTATCGCAGAACTATGGCTATAAATTTGGTCAAGACGAGGAGACATATAACATCGTTGCAGCTCATGGCTACTTCGGTAGATTAATTTTTCAATATGCTTCTTTCAATAATTCTCGTTCTCTACATTTCTTTCTTGCTACTTTCCCCGTGGTTGGCATATGGCTTACCTCCATGGGAATCTGCACTATGGCTTTCAACCTTAATGGTTTTAACTTTAACCAGTCAGTAGTTGATGTCAATGGAAAAGTAATTCCAACATGGGCTGATGTATTAAACAGAGCTAACCTTGGTTTTGAAGTTATGCACGAGCGCAATGCTCATAACTTTCCGCTTGACTTAGCTTCTACTGAGTCAACACAAATTGCACTACAAGCTCCTGCAATAGCATGAGTCAGCAATCAGATCGTATGAGAGCAAGCGTCACCCGTTATGGCTTCTGGAATGAAGAAGAAGAAAAGAAGAAAAAAACTGATAAAGAACTTTCTGACGACAATAACTCTGATAACTAATATCTTTATCATTTCCGGTGTCACCCGACACTGGCAGCCACGTCCGTTCATCCCTTCTGGGACGCATGACTCCTAAGCATGGAACGGGGCTTAGGTATATGGAGATGACGATGAAAGTTACTTTCGTATATCGTGGCATTGCTTACACAAGAGTAATCAAATAGGTGATCTTGGGGAGGTTCAATTCCTCCCTACTCAATTTGGCTAAAGCCCTCTGAGGAGGATACCTTTAAGCCGTCGACGGTGGGAAAAGACCACAAAACGTGACAGTCTCACGTTAGACCAATTAAGACTGACAACATTCTAACGTTAGGAACGACAATATATACCTTTAGAAATAGGACAACATAATGGCTCAACAGAGTTCAGGTATGACCTCTTCATTAACCCGTGCTGGTCAATCCAATAGCACAGGTGACGCAAGAGCACTCTACCTTAAACTGTTTAGTGGAGAAATGTTTAAAGGCTTCCAACACAATGCGATAGCAAGGGATCTCGTTATGAAGAGAACTCTAAAAAATGGAAAATCTTTACAGTTCGTTTACACTGGACACACAAAAGCCGAGTTTCATACACCCGGTAACAGCATACTAGGTAACTCCGATGGAGCACCTCCAGTAGCTGAGAAGACTATCACATGTGATGACCTTCTAATCTCAAGTGCATTCGTTTATGAATTAGACGAGACACTTGCTCACTACGAATTAAGAGGAGAAATATCTAAGAAAATTGGATACGCTCTTGCTCAGAAGTACGACAGACTTATCTTCCGTCAAATCGCGAAGGGAGCACGTCAAGCTTCACCAATTACAAAGTCCGGCTTCGTAGAGCCCGGCGGAACACAGATCAGAGTTGGTACTGGTAACGCAACCAATGCTTATGATGCTGGTCTACTTGTAAACGCTTTCTATGATGCTGCTGCTGCTCTTGACGAAAAAGGAGTTAGTTCTGACGGTAGAGTAGCTGTACTAAACCCAAGACAATATTATTCTTTAATAAATAATGTAAGTTCTGGTGTAATTAGTAATGGTTTAATCAACCGTGACGTACAAGGAACAGCTTTACAGTCAGGAAGTGGAGTAGTAGAAATTGCTGGTATCAAGATCTACAAGTCAATGAACATTCCGTTCTTTGGATCTTATGGTACTAAGTACGGTACTGCATCTGGAACTAACCCCGGCATCACAGATCCCGGAAACACAGGTTCATTTGTAGCTGAAACAGCAGAAGATGGTAGAGCTTCAGTTACTGGTATTAACGGTAACTATGGTAACTCAACTGACTTTGCAAATAGCTGTGGCTTAATCTTCCAGAAGGAAGGAGCTGGAGTTGTAGAAGCTATCGGACCACAGGTTCAGGTAACTTCAGGCGACGTTTCAGTTGTTTACCAAGGTGATGTGATCTTAGGTCGCATGGCTATGGGAGCAGACTTCTTAAACCCTGCTGCATGTGTAGAACTTATCGCTGGAGCTGCTGCTGGTTCAACTGGCAACGCTGCATTCGGTACAACATACCCTGCAAACGCTTAATTTTTATTTTTTTATACGGACCTTAGGGTCCCTTTTTTTTTATTTATGACTACTCAAATAGCAACCGATACCGAACTATCCGCAGTTAATTCTATCTTGGGTAGCATTGGTCAATCACCTGTTACAACATTAGGAACAGTAACTACTAACGTAACTAACTCTGGAGAAGAATTAGTTAATACTTTTGCCAACCCTGAAATAGGGTACATATATAACTTACTTATTGAAACAAGTAAGAATGTACAAAACGAAGGGTGGCATTTTAATACAGAATTACATGTAGAAAAATCTCCTGATGGTAATGGAAACTTTTTAATACCTTCAGATTATTTAAGGTACGACATTTGTGATGGGCTTTATGACAGAAACAGAGACGTAGTAAGAAGAAACGGAAAACTATATGACTTAGTAAACCACACAGATGAGTTTACAGATTCATTCTTTTTTGACATTACTTACTTCCGTTCATTTAATGATGTACCCCCAGCTATACAGAGATACATCATTGCAAGAGCATCAGTTAAAGCAGCAGTTCAATTAGTAAGTAATCCTGACTTAGTAAAACTTTTACAACTAGAAGAAGCACAAACAAGAGCTACAGCATTGGAGTACGACTGTGATCAAGGCGATCATACTTTCTTTGGCTTCCCACATGAAAGTGGATATAGATCTTATCAACCTTACAAAACACTAATTAGATAATGGCAAACATTACACAAACTATAAACAGTTTAAATGGTGGAATCTCACAACAACCTGATGAACAGAAAATTCCCGGACAAGTAAATGATTTAAATAATGCAATTCCTCATGTTGTTGAAGGTTTAGTTAAAAGACCATCTGGTAAGTTTGTGGCTTCTTTAAGTGATGGAACATTAAACTCTTCAACAAATGGTAAATGGTTTCATTATTACAGAGATGAAAATGAACAGTACATAGGTCAAATTTTTCAAGACGGGACACTAAGAATGTGGGACTGTTTGACTGGTGCTGAAAAAACTGTTGTTAATGCAATTGGTAATACAACGTATTTAACACATACAGGCGACGAAGATATACAGACACTAACCCTTAATGACTTCACTTATATCAACAACAGATCCATCCCAACTGAGATGGACACGACTACAGAACCTCTTGGAAATTTTAAGAAAGAAATTTTTGTTGAGTTAAAAAGTGTTGCCTATGCCAAGCAGTATGCACTTAATGTTTTTGATAGTACAAATACTAGTGATCTTGTCACAGTTACTACAGCTACTAGGATAAAAGTTGAACTAGTTAAATCAAGTAATAATTATTGTGACGCTAGTGCCGGTAGTAATAATGGAGGCATGCTTTCTCGTGAATTAAGAAAGACTGCTGCTTTACGTTGTGATGATACTGCTGAAGATGGGAATGATGCTTTTGCACCTAATGTAGGAACTAGAATTTTTAATGTTACCGACGGAGCAAGTCTTACAGATGATGCAATATCTGGAAGTCACACAGAAGCTGTAAACGTTATGAATGGTTCTACCGATGTAAGTACACTTACAGGTACTTCAGCAAGAACTCCTAAAGACCTTTATTTCCGAATAAGTACAACAGGTCAATCAGTACCATTTACAACAGGAACTGCTCCTAACCAGACAACTACATATCAAGCTAGATATACAACAACACATGATTTACTTCATGGTGGTCAAGGGTGGTTAGTTGATGATTTCTTTTATGTTTGGATGAAAGATGGTTGGTACAAAATAACTGTTGATGCTATTAGTACTTCAAAGGTCCAAGCTAACTTAGCTTTAGTCAGACCACAACCAACTCCATTTGATACTGAAACTACAATTACTGCTGAAAGTATTCTTGGTGATATTAGAAAAGGTATAACAGGAAGTGATACGGCTTCAACTGGAAATGGATTTACTGTTACTCAAATAGGTAATGGTTTACATGTCACAAGATCTTCAGAATTTAATGCCTCTACACCTGTTGGACAACTATTAAATGTAGTAGCAGGAAAAGTTAATGATGCAGGAGATCTACCTACTCAATGTAAACATGGCATGGTAGTTGAAGTAGTTAATAGTGCTGCGGAAGAAGATAATTATTACGTAAAGTTCTTTGGAAATAACGATAAAGATGGTAAAGGTGTATGGGAAGAATGTGCTAAGCCGGGAAGAACAATAAGATTTAAATACTCTACAATGCCAGTTGTTCTAATAAGAACTGCTGATGGCAATTTTAGATTAACTGAGTTAGATGGATCTACATATACTATTAACGGGACAGATTATAAAGTTCCTCAATGGGATGACTGTTTAGTTGGTGATGATGTAACTAACCCTGAGCCTTCATTTATAGGAAAGAACATAAACAAAATGCTGTTCTTTAGGAATAGGTTTGCCATCCTTGCTGACGAACATATTGTATTATCTCGACCCGGAGACTTTACTAACTTCTGGGCTAAGTCAGCTATTCAACTAATAGCAAGCGACCCAATAGATATAGCTTCAAGTTCTGAATATCCTGCAATACTTTATGACGGCATCCAAGTTAATACAGGTTTGGTTTTATTTTCTAAAAATCAACAGTTTATGTTGACTACTGACAGTGATGCTTTCTCTCCTTTAACAGCTAAAATCAATGCTCTTTCTACTTACAACTTTAACTTTGCAACTAACCCTATCTCTCTTGGTACTACATTAGGTTTCTTAGATAACGCTGGTAAATTTTCTAGGTTCTATGAAATGACTCGTGTACAACGAGAAGGTGAACCAGTAATAATTGAACAAAGTGCAGTAGTAAGTAAGTTATTTGAAAACAATTTAAAACTGATATCTAATTCAAGAGAAAACTCAGTTGTGTTTTTTAGTGAAGAAGATAAATCTACATTGTATGGTTACAGATACTTTGACCAAATCAATGATAGAAAACTAGCTGCATGGTTTAGGTGGACATTAACAGGAACTATTCAATACCACTGTGTGCAAGACGATGCCTTATTTGTTGTTGTAAGAAACAACGGGAAAGATCAACTTCTCAGTTACAGCATAAAGATGGATACAACTACATTTACGATTGTTGATGAGCTTATTCATTTAGATCATGTAATGAGTACAAGTGGTTGGACGTATAACAGAACTACTGGAAAATCAACTAAAGCTAAACCTGTTGGTTTGGAATCTACTAATCAACTAGCCGCATACCATATACAAGAAGGAGAAAATATTGGGAGATATGCAAAGGTTACAGTTAATGGAAACAACTTAGAAATAGATGAAGATTGGTCAGGTCTTACTTTTGTAATTGGATATTTATTTGATATGGAAATTAAACTTCCTACTATCTATTACGTTAAAAGAGTAGGAGAAAGAGTTATACATGACACCAGATCAAGCACAATATTACATCGAGTAAAACTAGGTTTTGGTTCATTAGGTATGTATGAAACTCAACTTAAAAGAGTTGGAAGAATGGACTATAACGAAACCTATGAAAACGCAAGAGTAGATGGGTATAAGACTAACAGTGTTGGAATATTAAATGATGAGCTATTAAGAACAGTACCTATATACGACAGAAATACAAACGTAACTTTAACAGTTAAATCAACACACCCAGCTCCAGCAACCATGCACACACTGACATGGGAAGGAGTTTATAACGATAGATTTTATAAAAGTGTCTAAATACATTCACCCAGCAACATTGGAAGCTGCACTACATGTAGCTTCTAATTTATTACCCGATGACTATCGGGAGGTTACAGAAGGTCATGGACATGACCCTTTAAATTCATTAGTCGTAGGTTATCAAAACTGCGATTCAGTTTATTTTGAAGTGCCAAATGGCGAGATAGCAGGCATGGCAGGAGTCCACAATGGTGGTCAGATCTGGATGCTTTGCACCCCAGCTATCTACGAATATCCACATACCTTTGCTAGAGAAGCAAAGCGTTATGTTAATACAAGAACAGAAAAGTTACTGTGGAATATTGTTGACGAAAGAAACAAAGTCCATATTAAGTTACTTAGGTTTTTAGGTTTTAAATTTCTTAGAAGATTTCCCTACGGACCAAATAATTTATCCTTTATAGAATTTGTACGAATATGTGCAGTCCAGCAGCAATAGGACCAGCGTTAGGAGCAATAGGCTCAGCAGCGTCAGCGTCCGCAGCTAATAAAGCAGCAAGACGGAACTATGAGCATCAGCTTAAAGTCCGCGAACGTAAGTGGATGCAACAAAGAACTACTTACAAAACTAAAAAAGTTCAATTTGAGCAAGAAGTTGACCAAGCAAACATTGCAGCTCAACGAGCTTATACAAGAACACAAATACAATTAAATAATGCAAGATCTTTAGCCATACTTGAGAACCAAGAAGACTTTAAAAAGATGCTTGGGAACGAAGGTATGATCGAAGCTTCAGCAGCAGAACGTGGTGTTAGAGGTGCATCAGTAGCTAGACAATTAGTTATGAATAATGCCAGTTTTGGTATGAGTCAAAGACTTAGATCTAGAGGATTAGCTATGGCTGGTTATAAAGCTGAAGCTGTAAATGAAGATGTTAAAAGACAACTCAAATCAACACTTAATAGATCCTTTGGACAGGTAGCTATTCAGCCTGTAGCTGACATAGCACCACCACCTCCTGTGATGCAGAACGTAGGTTTGACATTGATGTTAGGAATGGGTCAGGCGTTAGGTGCTGGGTTAGAAGGTATGGGTGATACAGGTAATGCTTTGAAAATGAATCAAGGAGCGGGAAGTTACAACTACAGTAATACTCCCGGAGTGACACCTTCTTTTACACCTACCGGTCAATATATGCCTAGTATGCCTTCCTATGGATTTGGTAAAGCTAGTGATAACTTTATCAACTTATACAACTAATGATTCCTAATTATCAAATAACTGGGCAATCACTAACTCCTGAAGAGATAGTAGATGTAATCCCAGAACAAGAAAAATCTGACAGAGCTATACAAGCGTCAGAAGAAAGATACTTACAGCAACTAGAAAAGAACAATGCTGATAAGGTAAGAAATACTGAAAAAATGTTTGAGGGTTTAGCTTCTCTTTCCTCTACAATCGGTGACATAATAAAGAAAAAACAAGACAAACATAGATCAGATAGAGAAGCACAAATCAAGTTAGACATACTTACTAGAGGTGTAAGTCCAGAACTAGAAGCAACATTCAGAGGTGAGAGAGATCAGTTATTCGAAGATGATCTAGCTACACAAGAGTTTGCTTCTAAGTACGAAGAAGAAACCGGTGACAGTATCACCGCTCAAGAATTTCGTAACATGGCTGGTTGGGAAAAGTATATGGTTGCAGAACAATATGCTTTACAGAAAGCTAAGGACTATGACCAGTATGTTTATGATGCTTATGAAACTACAAAGATAGACGTAGTAAGAGATGGTAAAGAAGTTTCAGTAGGACATTTAGATAACCTATCTCCAGCAGAACAAGCAGCTTTAGATACAAAGATTAAGTTTGAATATGCAAGACAATTTGCAGGATTAAATGAAGCTCTTGTAGCTACTGTTGTTAAACCAGAGATAGATAAGTTTGACGATGCTAGACGTAAGAGACAAGCTATAGAAAGAGAAGCTAACTATCAGGCACAAGTAAAAGCATCTGATAGCAACATGATTGCAGTTGGATTTTCTACTGCCAATCCTGCTGATGGACATCAACTTGCTCACGATTGGGCAGCTAGATATGCAGCTAGAAATAGAACTACTATCTCCGCAGGAAGAACAGCATTTAAAG